CCTTTAGACGCAGGCAGCTTTTCACCACGGCCAATTGCAAGCGAGGGACCATTCTTTTTAGTTGCCATTACTTTGTCTTTGCAGTCTTGGCTGATTGTTTAAATGCTTTGGATGTGGGTGCGCCCTTGGCACCCGGCTTGCGCATCTTCTCGCCTGAGCCTGCCTTGATGCGTTCTTGTTTAGCGTGGATGTTTGCGTACAAACCGGGTTTAGTTGCCATGATTGTAAAGTTTTCTTAAATGATTGTAAAGTTAAAACACAATGCCAATACCGTTGGCACGTTTAACGATCTTAGTTAGCTCACGCTCGTTGGCGTCGCTAACAAACTTGTTGATTTCTACAGCCTTTTCGATGACTTCTTCCATGGTTGGAAACTTAGGTGCTAGCTCAGCTGCTTGTTTAGTTGCCTTGTCCATTGCTTCAAATGCAACTAGGTTAGCTTTATATTGCTGCTCCATAAAGTCTTTGGCTGTATTAAATACGGAAAAGCGTAGTTCAAATGGATTCATGTAAATCTCCTGTGTGTTGTGTGTAAAGTAGGTTTCCAAGCGTCTCACGACGAGTTGTACTCCCTATATCTACTAATGCAAACTTTTCAGGAAATCCGCCCTTATTTGTCGTCAGGGATAATAATTGTCTTTTGTGGCTTTTGGGCGCGTCTTTCTTGCGCTTGCATAGCCTTTTTAAGGGACGGTAGCATTTCATTAACCATATTAAGGGTTAAACCAAGGGCTTTCTCTCGATCTAAGCGTTCTTTTTCTTCGCTGTCTTTCTTGATGTTTTCTTCAACGGCTTTGTATACGTCATTACTAAAGCCCCTAGATTTAAGCAGGGTTTTTAAAAAATCATCCGCCATTCATTTTCTCCGTAGCTTCTTTAACCGATTCAATATTGGTTTTAACATGGTCAACCTGGGGTCGCACTTGACGCTGCAAAATGTCAATGTGCTTTGCCCAGGTTACAGTTGGTACACCAAGGGGCTGGTTCATCATGTTAATCAGCTCATCCACCTGTTCGACGGTGTATTCCACCGTTACTACAAACGATCCGATATTCATTTCTTTTTCTTCTTTCCAAGTAATTGTTCCCTGGCTGCTAGTTTTACTGGATCTTTGCAGTATTGATCTAGTTCAAACTTTTGGCAGTAGGTATCCATCAATGCTTCCATGCGCATATCGTGCATAATTTTAAGTCCCAGTAATGCGTTGGCAACTTCGTCCTCAGTCATTGGTTTTGGGTGATCACCATGATGTTTAAATAACAAGTTAATATCATCACTAGTTTGCCATGCCACCATGATGGCGGATTCTAAATCAATACGGGTATCTGGGTTCATCTTTTATTCATCCTTTTCTTTGCTTTTTTAAGTTCGTCTTCAAAGTCTACACTAAACCAAGAGCCTACTGTTTTGATTGCAGGCAACATTTCTTCATACGCTGCAATATCATCTTCATGGTAGACGGCTTTACTTTTTAACATAGACTTCATACTGACATACGAATCAGCCAGTACGTTTACCACAACCTGATCAGAAAAGTCGTCATCAATTTCAATAATCATCTGCCGCACTCCTCGATGTATCTATCAGACTCTAGTTTTACTCGTTTGGCAATCTCACGATCAATATACCAACGTGCTTTGCGCAAGTCTTCAATGGCCTCTTGTTTTAAATCACAGCGCCAAATATACTTAAGTGCATTACCCAAGTTAAAGCTCATGTGCTCTGTAACTTGGATACAATCAATCCCTGATGGATGGCTAGTGTAATGCTTAGGGTTGTTTACTTGATCGTGCATGTCTCATCTCCTGTAGTTCTTTTTCCATAGTCTGTAACTCTTCAAAGCTGTCACACACCCAGATTCCCAAAATATTTTCATAGCGGCTAGTGTCGAGATCCTCCACACCAGTAATCGTTTCCCTAACATAATGTCCCTTATATCTATGCTCAACAATATAGTGTGTCATAGCCGAAGCTCCTGTTTAATAAACTCAATCCCTTTGGCAAAATGATACCGCCAATATTTTTCGGTAACGCCGATGTCATTATAGCTTTCCCCATTTAAAAATGCAACAAAGACTTCTTTTTGTTTAGGATCCATGTAGCAGTCAATTAGCTTGCGAATGTCAAGAATGTCTTCAGTTTCCCATGGGTGCCAGCCCTCGACTGCCAACATAGAGTTGATGGGAAACTCTTCATCTCGCTCGATTGGGTCCGGATCCTCATCGGATAAACGTGGAGTTGATGCATTTACTTTTTTAGGTTTCATAACTTGTGGTCAAATATTGCTGCTGCGTAAATATTGCCCATTCCTGCAGCCAAACTTAACATTAGTCCATCTGGTACGCTTGCTGGTTTAGATAAAAATACGCTGTCGTCCTCTGTACGGTTTTTAATTGCTGGTATTACACCGCTCTTAATATCATTGAATATCAAACCTGTTTCAAGCAACCCACTGGCAGCCACAGTGTGGCCAATATGTTGTTTGTACGATGTGGCAATAAAATCTTTTAGCACCGTTGCCAACGCTGTCTTTTCTGATTGGTTGTTGGTTGGCGTTCCTGTTCCATGAGTTTTTACCAATGTAATTTCTTTTGCATCACGCTTTGCGGCTGCGAGCGCCAAGTTAATAGCACGTTGATAACCTTGACCATCTGGGCGTTGACCAATTGGGTTGGTGTGTTCTTCGGCTGAAATCCATGCGCTTAAAAGTTCTGCTTTTGGCTCCACAGCATTTTTATTAATTGCTGTTTCTGATTCAAAAATCATAATGGCTGCGCCTTGGCCAATAATGAACCCGGCGTTAGTACTGTCAAATGCAGAAGGGATAACACCGTTTTCTTCGTCTTTTAAAGATATGGTTGCTTTGGCTTGACCAAAAAACTCTAGTGTTAATTTGGATGTTGGGTCTTCCATAGCCATAATGATCACACGATCAAAACCCAAATTATCAATTAAATTCTTTGCGTCCATCATGCACTTAATTCCCGAAGCGCAAGCACTGGCATCCGTAGTTATGTAATCATATGCCTCAAACATAGAAGCAATACGGCCAGCAAAGATGTTGGTCATGGTAAGAATACCTAGTTTGTACGTGTAGTCCAATTCACTGGGTTTATCTTGATTTTTTGCTTTACCGCCAGCCCAACCCTGTGAACCGCCAGCTAACAAAAAAGCTGTTTTACCGTTCACTGGATTGTTCTTAACATAGTCCACTAATTCTTTTGTAACTATTTTATTTGCCATTTCGTGAGGCACATACGCTAAACCAGTATGCACTTTGGCAAACAGCTCCGGCATCCAATGTACTCGTTGTGGATAAATAAGATCCGTTAATTCCTTTGTATTGGTTGTGCAAAGGGTGTTGTATTTAGTTACAAAAGTTCTCATATTAGAATTTGATATTGTCAATTGCTTCTTTAATTGTTTCTGGATTGTGTGTAGCGTGTTTTTCGTAAAGTTCAAAAAACTCACTAACTGTTGTTGGTTTTAAATCTTTAGCAATTTCTTCAGAAACACCATAAATTTCGGCAATATAAATTGAAATCATAATAATATCAAGGCTGTCTAATCCAATGTCTTCAACGATATTATCGTCCAAAGATTTAGCTGATACTTCACCGCCACTTGCCGGTCTTGCTTTGTCAATTACTTTATTAAACAGTTCTAATTTATTCATTTTTATCTTTCAATGTTTGTTCATGTTCTTGCCCAACAGATTCACCTTTCCAATTGATTGTAACAGAATGCGGTTCTCTGTCCCATTTTTCAAAACTTAAAAATGCTCCGCCTGTATCTCCAACTCGCAAAGTGTGTTTGGCGCCGTCCATAGCTTCTGATTCTTTGCCTAATAGCATGTGTGTGCCATCTTTTTTGGCGCGTTGATAATATTGTGTGTTTGTAAATGTTTCGTCTGGTAATCCAAATTCAATATTGCCTGTTAAATAGACAAACAAAGAATCTACTCCAGGGTGGCTGTGAAAAGGTGCTTGCGTGCTTGGCTTACATGTGTATAGTTCAACCTGATAGTTGTCTTTTCGAAAAAGCACTAATGAATATGCAATATCCGTAGTAAACACTGAATTACAAAAAGGCGGTTGAATGGGGCAATTGTTTTCATACCACCAGTCTTTAAACTCTTTAACTGTATTCATTTCTTGCTTTCAATGTTTAATGAATCTAGTATTGCATCTTGTAAATTGATCTTGCCTTGTAACACTTTGACCACGTGTTCATCAATACTATTATACATTACTAGATGGTGTATAACAACAGGCTTTTCTTGCCCTTGGCGGTAAATACGTGCGTTGGCTTGGATGTAGTTCTCTGCGCTCCATGGTAGATCGAACCAGACCGTT